GGAAGTATAGTATCAGATACAGTACGAGGTCTATATTTTTCTACCCATAAAAATTCATCACGCATTAATACTATCCATTATAATTAGAACTAGACTCCGCTGCTACCCAATATGTTACTAACACATCACCACGTTTAGATGAGAACTGTGCTATGCCACCTTTATTAATTTTTATATTATAATCTCCAGGAAGCATCTTAAAACTTTCAGTCTTAAATATAAACTTAAAAGTAGACTCTGGTGTCCAATCTTGAATTATTTCTTTGTAGCTATCTGATTGATTAGTATCTAAACCTTCTATGTATACTTGAGATCCATCACATGATATAGCTACTTCTTTAAGTTGAAGTATAGCAGCTGCTTTCAATACAGCAGATATTTTATCACCTGAAACATTTATATCTACATCCGGTTCTTCAATAGATAATGTTTTATCTTGTGGTGGTGTTACTATCATTGAAGGATCTGCAAATGTATAATTAACAGCCTTAGATCTTTCTTTAATAGTTACTTGTGATTGTGTAAACTCATAATCAGGTGTTTCAAATAAACTTACTACACCTAAGAATCTACTTAGATCATATATTGCACCTGCAGATGGAAAGCTATCAGCAAGTTCAGCTTTAGCCATAATAGTTTTATTAGTAGCCACAGTCTGTAGTACATTACCAGTTTGAAATGCTATAGATGGATTAATCATAGCAAAGTTTTTTAGTACTTCTATTGTTTGGTTACTTATTTGCATTCTTCCTCGCTTTCTTAGCAGCTAATTTCTTAGCTGTATCATCTTCAAACTTACCTGTCTTAGCTGGTTGAGCTGTTGCAGTCATTTTCATATTAGAACCTTCTAATGGACCTTTAGTTTGATGTGGTGATCTCTTAGCACCAACTTTACCAGCATCAGCTGTAGCACTTGCTTGTATCTGAGCCAAGTCAGTTAGCGATCCACCAAACACATGAGTACCAACATGCTGTAATTTCATCCAAGGACATAACCATATCTTTAGACCAATCTTACGAGCCCACTGACAGAACATATAATCTTCGGATAAATATCTTCTTGATACAGGATCAATCAATGCTTGGAAGTACATCATAATTTCTCTACTACCATCAAACTCTTTAGTTCTTACATGGTCAGGTTTATATCTAAATCCACCAGGACTGTTCTCTGTGTCTTCCCAATAAGCATCTTTATATTGTTGTAGACCTTTCTTAGTAAACATCATAAATCCAGTACCACCTTCTAACACTTCAGCTGGCTCATCTAATTGTATTCTATTTGTACCTGGTACAGGATTAAATACATAATCACCAACATAGTTATCTAAGTTCTGAGGATCTTCATCAGCCTTACCTTGATCTACAGCTGCTTTAATTTTTTCCCATGCAATACATTTCTTAGGATAAGGTGCACATAATATATCATACTTCTGTGGTTGTTGTTCATGATCCATTAATGCCATCATAGAGATAACATCTCTTGCATCAAAACCAATATCACTATCAATAAATATCATATGTGTACTATCACTTCTCATAAACTCATCACAGCAATAGTTACGAGCTCTTGTAATTAAACTTTCATTAAATAAATAATAAAACTTAACTTCTATTCCATAATGCATACACAATGCAGATAAGTCATTAGTACTTCTTGTATACATACCATGACACTGTCCACCATACATAGGAGTAGCTACAAATAGTTTTCTCTTCTTCAGTTCGTCAATCTCAATTTTAATTTCCATTATCTTCTCCAGATGTAAAATGTGCTAACAATACAATATAATGAACAGCCTTCAATAGATCTTTTCTATTATGACCACCCTTCTTACCATACCTCATTAAATATTTTATAGCAGTATCTCTACATGTTGTATCAATACTACCTAAAGTTTCCCATACATCAATAGTCTGTACTTGTTTCTTACCAACATAATGTTGATCGTAAGTACCTTTGATATACTTTTCTACTTCTTTTATAAACTTATCTTCATTAAATCTCATTAATGACCTACCGGTTGTGTATCAAATTGGTAATCTCCATCATACATACCTTCTGTCTCAGCTTCAATGTATATAAACTGAGCTACACGAGCACCTTTCTGTACTCTTGCATTACCAGAGCCAACATGCATTACACCTCCAACATAATTTTGGAAGCCACTATCATATAATCCAGATGTAATTGTGATACCATTACGGTTTAAAGTTGATCTAGGTATTAGCCATCCAGCAAAGCCTTCAGGTATATTAACAAAGTGAGATGTATCAAATTGATACTTCTTACCAGCTTCTAATAACCACTCTCCTGTACTATCAGGAAAGATTTCTTTTGTATTTTTTCTATGTTGCTTTTTTTCTATACCAATATAAAACTCATCATTACCTATTTCCCATACTCTATCAATACATAGGTCTACAGCATTAGGTTGAATGTTATCATCAGGTAAGTTAGAAATGTTCGTCGTCAATCCAATATTCTTCAGCATTACCACTCTCACATAATTTATTAATAAAATTTAAATTCTCAGTTATTTTATCTTCACTCTTAACATCCTCTAGTTTAAAGTTGAAGTCAACTTCTTTCTCATACTTGCCACTAATAATACCAGTTGGGCTATCATCAAATACAATACCATTAGCACCATACCAACAAGCAGCACTACTATCCCAAGTATTAATATACTGACCATAACCAGTATCGAATAAAAGTTGTACTTCATTTGGCCCATCCAACATTCCTAAGAAGTGTATCTTCTTACCATTATCTAGTATATCAGCAAGCACACCTCTCATATCTAACTCACGAATGAACTTCATTCTCGAAAGATATCTTTGTAGTTTATT